CATACTTATCACAATTAGTTAAGAAAATTTCTTTTATCTCTACTATTTTATTTTCTTTAAATTTTCCGTCTTTATCTAACATACGTTGATTTACTTTGAAGGTATTAGTTGGTATTGAATCATCTGCCCTTTTACAATTACAATGCACACAATCAATCAAAGGATATTCTGTTTCAACTGAATTATGATTACATTTACAGGAAATCTTTTTCCATAAAGGATCATTATTTTTATTATTAATTATTAATTTCATTTTATGCACCAACTATGATCCTAGTGTATAAAGTAGAACTATCTAATTGAGTTAAACTTGAAGATAATCCCCCCCCATCTCCTGATAATGTGCTGTTATGGGTATGTGCATTTACTCCTGTAGTTGATCCACCACCACCACCAAAGGACATTAGACTTGAACCTCTATTGGTATCTCTGATCTAGAAGCTGGCAAGACCTGTGCCTCGATAAGCGTTGTTCCTGCAGCTCCAGCTTGAACAGTTAGATAGTTTACAACGGTATTATCTATTGTACTAAAACTTGAAGCACCTAAACTTTGAAACTGTCCATTAAGATTATAATCGTAAAAACAAGCATTTGCAGAATCATTATTGGTTATCTTTAATGATATTGCACGACCTAGAAATTGATCAGGAAAAGAGATACCAAAGTTTGTTCCAAGTGCGGCGGCTGGAACAATAACACGAACTGGATAGAGTAGTGGAGTGTTACCACTGTTGAGCTGGTAGTTGTTTACTATATTATTAGAAAAAGGCATGATAATTGTTAACTCCCTAATTGAGTGGACTGCCGTATCTGACGAGAATTGATCCATTAAACAATGCACCTGCAGTTTGTACTGCTTGCCATTGATAGGATCCACTAGACATTGAAACGGGTCCTATTGGAACACGTCCTGCAGTGGTTGGGCTAATTGCTGAACTGAAAGCTCTTACACTTGTTGCATTACCGTTTTTCACTAAGGTATATTGCAATAGTTGAGTTGCTACAGGGTCAATTAAATTTGTTAAATCCTGTATTACGTTTGGTGTTAAGGTTAGGAAATTGTTTTGTAGTGTTTGATTGTCTTGCATGAAAACTGGGGCGTTCAAAGCTGCAATAGTTGCAGTGTATGTTCTAATTACTGGAAGCATATCTAAACTCCGAACTCCTGTTGTGGCGTTGAAGCTCCGCCAAAGATACCACCTAAGGAAGTTAAACCCCCACTTAATAGTAAATTAGCTGCTCCGCCAACGATACCACCTGTCAAGAAACCTGCTCCTATTGAAGCGATTGGGGCATATTGTGGTGCTACTCTACCAACTACTATTGTAGCTAGTGAACCTGCACCAATACCTTTTACAATTTCTCCGATCATACCTGTCTTCAAACTAGATCCGATTCGCATACCACCCTTACGAGCAGATCTTGCGTATCTTGTTCTTCGTTTAACCATAGTTTTTCTTCGTGGTAATGCTCTTTTTAAAGGTGTTGATTTTCGTTTAGTTGTTGCCGTTTTTCGTTTGGTCTTAGTCACTGTTCTGGTGGTGGATTTCGTTTTTCTTTTCTTGAATCCGCCACTTTTCATTATAGCTGTAAATTTCTTTCTTGCTGCTAATTGTTTTGCAGTAGCCATTATGTGTAGCTACCACCAAAACTTGAAAGATTACCTTTTACATCAAAAGTTGGAATACCAAACTTTTGAGATAATGCTTGCTGTGCTTGAACTGTTGCACTACCTAAACCGACACGACCTGTATTAATTCCACCTGATCCGTTAATTGTAAAATCTAAAGGTTGGACTGTATATGCATTTGAAAATTCGTTTGTTCTTAAATTAATTGTTCCGCCCAATTCGTTAGCTTCTATAAATCCCGCATAACTTAATCCGCCTGCTTGTTGTGCAGTTAAACCAACTTCTCCAACTGGGGAGTCAGGAACGTTTGTTACATAAGGATCCAAAGCTAATTGATCAACTACTCTAGCTGTAGTGTTAGGTGCATTAGATTGTGGAGTTGTGACAACATTTCCAAATCGATTTAATCCTTGTGTTATTCCCTCGCCAAATCCGCCAATAGAACCACCAAGTGCTTGACCTATTCCACTTAAACCGCCATACTTGAGATAAATTAAAGCTGCAGCTCCTAAACCGCCTAATGTCAAAATTGAATTAAGTGAAACCATGGATTAACGAATACCGAACATTAATTTAACCATATCGGCTCAAACCGCCAAATCTTGTTTGATATTCTTCATTTAGTCGATCAATTTCTCCTTGTTGTCTAATTGCAAATTCGGAAGCTTTTGCAATGTTTCCTTGTGCTGTTTCAAATCTTGCTTGTTGTGCAACTATTCCATAATTTTTTTGATTTGCAATTAGTCTAAAATCAGGAAATACACTTTGTCCTGGAGTTGTGTTTGAAATTCTACCAAGTAATTTTTGTGCCAAATTTTGCCAATCTCCCTTAGGTGCAATGTTTGCAAAAGCTCCAGAAGCTGAAAACTTTTGTTGTGATCCAATATACCCTTGAACCTTGTCTAATTCTGTTTGAACTTGTGAAATTTTAACATCTGCAGTAGATCTTTCTAGATCTAGAATACTTTGTGCAATTCCTAAATTACTTTGCTTAACTGATTGCAGTGTTTCAATGTTTGATCCAAATTGATTTATCGCTTGAGCTTCTGCTTTGCCAAGCATACCAAGAAAGGGATTGATAAACGGAATTGATCCACTAACTGATGAAGTTGCTTGACCTTTAAACAAAAGGATAGCTGCAAGTATTGCACCACCAACGATAAAGATTTCATTGCGTTTCATCAATTACAGTATGGACAGTGTTCAATTTTAAATGTTTGTCCATTCCAGATAATTGCCCAACCAACATAGCAAGCACTACAGTGTAAACCGCGTTCCTTTCCACGTTTAGACGCTTTCCATATCTGGGGTAGGTTCTTCATTTCCTTTAGTTGGTTTTTTAACAAATTTAGCAATTAAATCTTTAACCTTATCAGGATTTTCTAAAACAAGTTTTTCAACATACTTCATAGTACTTGGATCATTTAACAACGGTTGTAGATTTTTTGGTAACATGGGACTAAATTGAGCTATCAAGGATCCAATGGATCCTAATGGGTTTTCGCTATCAAAATCCTGTGGATTAATTGTCACGTTTTCTTTCATTTTATTTAGCTTCCCTGTTAATTTTTTTTTGTCATTTTCTAATTCGGAAATATAAGTATCATATCTATTCTTGATCTTTCCATGTATGACGTTATTTCCATAGAGATTTTTAGATATTATTATTCCACTAATTCCCGCTGCAACTGCAGCAATACACATTAAAATATATTCAATCAATCTTCGTCTTCCTCGTCTAATTCATCTTCAGTAATACCTTCAATATATTCAGTTTTACCTTCAACAAAATCCAATACCTTATCCCATGTTGATTTTTCCATAGTATCCATACTATGCATACTGTTAAAACCCTTTCCCCCGCGACCCCCTATCCCAAATATACCCAAAAATTGCTTGTTTTTGCTTTTATCCACTACACATAAATTTGTAACTAGATACGATACTTGTAATCCTAAAAGGGAAGGCAATCTGGGGGAATGTCTTTCGGGGTTGGGGAACCCTAAACAACGAGAAATTTAAGAGAGAGTTGTTTGGGGGAATTTACGTTTGAAATATGAAGTGTGTGTGTGTAGAGTTAAATACAAATTTTGTAATGAAACAATATGAAAAAACATACTGGAATAACCAAAGTCCACAAAACGCTTACAATGCCTATTTCTTTTTGGGCATTAGTAGAACAAATTAGATCTAAGCAAGGTCTTGATACTGCAGATGAAGCCATTAACGTATCAGTAATGCACCTAGCAAGAAAGATAGGATTAGAAGCATGACAGAAATTAATGTAAGACATGAATTCGATAATGTTTGGTCTTATCTGCATTGTCCTGAATGTACTGAACCAATAGCCACATCAAAACAGATTAGATGTAATAAATGCAAAGTCCTCTTTGATTGGGAAGATGAGGAATGAACCCACCTTTGATCAAGCAATCTTTGCTATCAAAGAGATTAAGAATGAGATGTAGAAAGAAGGATAGATCTGTTATGGAACATACCTTCTTGATCAGTAGTTGCAGTGCGGAAGGTATCGCTTATTGTGCCTTTTGTGGTGCTAGATGGGATTAATTCCCTTTTATTTTATTTGAATACCTGAAAAGCCTTTTGATGTTGCAGTCGAATTACTTTGATAATAAAGAGTATTTGTAATTCCTAATCTGTTTCCCTGCCATGGGGTTGTATTATTACCTGATGTGGCAGAATAATTAGTTGCGTAATCTGTTCCATCATATATCCCCCCTGCAAAATTAGAATTCTCTGCAAACTGTTGTAAAATTATGATCTCTACGCCTGCCGCTGGAACAAACGTTTGTACTCCATTCATGGTTACATTAATTACGTCTCCAGCAGCCAATTTTAATAACTCCATCCTATACACGAACCATACTTATCACAATTAGTTAAGAAAATTTCTTTTATCTCTACTATTTTATTTTCTTTAAATTTTCCGTCTTTATCTAACATACGTTGATTTACTTTGAAGGTATTAGTTGGTATTGAATCATCTGC